AAGAAGAAATAACTGACGAAGGTGAAAAACTTGAAATTGAGGACGTCATTGATGAGAAGGGAGAGTTGATTTAATATGGCATTACCTAAAGGTGCAAAAGTCTTTAATGTTATACGTGAAGATAGCTCACAGGTATATATGAATACTGTACCTAGTGCTACTGCTGATAATATTAATACTATTTCAAATATTTTATTTAATGATGCATATCAACCTATGCTAAACGAATTTGTAAATAATTTAATTAATCGTATTGCTTTAACTATTGTTAGAAACAAGTCTTATGATAATCCTTTATCTATATTTAAAAAAGGAAGTGTACCACTTGGTACTGATATTCAAGATATTTATGAAAATCCTGCTATCGCTGAAAAATATGAATACAATAATACTGCTATGGCAAAACTATTAACTATTACTGATCCTGATACACATGTTGCATATTATAGACGTAATAGACAAGATCTTTATACTAAAACTATTGCACGTGAAGGATTACAAGGTGCATTTACTTCATGGGAAAATTTTGAAAGTTTTATTTCAAGTATTACTACTTCATTATATAGTGGAAATTATATTGATGAGTTTAAATATACAAAAGATATAATTGACGGTGCTTATAATAATGATAAAGTTATTGTTGAAACAGTATCTAAACCTGTTGATAATGCTACTAGTAAAGCTTTTGTTAAAAAAGTACGTGCTTTATTTAATAAAATGTCTTTCCCTAGTACTGAATACAATGCTTATTCAAAATTTAGTGGTGCAAAAGGATTAATTACTACATGGACTGATAAAGAACGTATGGTATTAATTATTACTGCTGATGCACTTGCTGAAGTGGAAGTTGAAACACTTGCTCAAGCATTTAATTTAACTTATGCTGATATGCAAGCTCGTATTGTAGTTGTTGATAGTTTTGCAAATGATGAAATTGTTGCTGTATTATGTGATGAAAGTTGGTTACAAATATATGATAATCTATTTAGATTTGATGAATTTTATAATGCAAGAACTATGTCATGGAACGAATACTTACACGCATGGGGAACTTTTGCAATATGTCCTTTTGCTAATGCTGTCGTACTAGCAACTGAACAACCTATACCTGCAACTGCAATAAGTTTACCTAGTACAACTAGTGCAACTGTTGGAACTGATGAAACTGTAACATTAACTATTACACCTGCTAATGCTACAAGTGATATTACTTTCTCAAGTAGTGATGAAGAAGTATTTACTGTAACAAAAGTATCTAATACTAGTGTTAAAGTAGTACCTGTTTCTGCAGGAACAGGAACATTAACTGCATTAAGTGAAAATGGTAAAAAATCTACTAGTGCTGTAACAGTTAGTGAATAGTAATTTAAAGACGGTGGCACAACACACCGTCTTTTATTTAATTAAGAAAGGAAAGTGATAATATGATAAATATAACACCACAGGGTGATATTTACTTATGTAAAACACCTCTTGAAAATGATTATAAAAATCAATTAACCTTTACAAATGCAACTCAACAAATGACTTATTTTAATAGTAAAGTTTTTAAAACTCTTGATAATTATACTTACATTAAAAAAGACAATTATATTAAAGTTGGATTTCCTATTGATGAAATAATTGGTTGTAATTACCTTTTTTATCGTAATGAGGGCTTTACTACAAAATATTATTTTTGTTTTATTACAAATATGGAATATGTAAATGAAAATTGCACAGGTATAACTTTTGAAACTGACGTTTTTCAAACATATCAATTTGATATTGTATATAATCCTTCATTTGTTGAAAGAGAACATGTTAATAATGATACGGTTGGACTTCATACTATACCTGAAGGACTTGAAACAGGCGATTATGTTTGTGATAAAAAAACTAAAAAAGCTGGCTATGGAAAAGATAACATGTGTTTTATTTTAGCAACAACAGTATTTCCTTACATAACAAATACCGGAACTTCACAGGATCCGTATTGGGAATTATCGGGTGGCTATGCTACACCATGTAATGTTTATAATTCTAATTTAAGTGGACTTGAATATTTTTGGTACACTAATACTACTAATGGAATACAAAAATTACAAAATACAATTCAAGCTTTTGCTAATAGTGGAAGAAGTGATGCAATTTATATGTTGTTTACTTGTCCTGATAAATGTTTTGAAAAAGTACTTGAAAATCAAAATGAAGGTTATTGGGGAAGTGTAAAACAAAAACAAGGAAGTTATGATGATATGTGGGAAGATGCTAATACTGATGCTATTTATCGTGCAACTTCTTTAAATGGTTATACACCACGTAATAAAAAATTATTAACATATCCATATTGTTATATATTAATGAATAATGGAAATGGTGGAAATGCAATTTACCAATATGAATTATTTAGAAATACTGATGCTAATGGTTATTTATATTTTAAAATTGAACATGCAATTTGTCCAGGTGCATCAATATTTTTAAAACCTTATAAATATAAAAATAATGATAATAGTTATAATCAAATGGACGGACTACCACTTGGTAAATTTCCTATGTGTTCATGGAATAGTGATGCCTATGTAAATTGGTTAACTCAAAATAGTGCTAATATTAAAATTGGACTTATTCAAGATGCTGTTGGAATTGGTGGAAGTATTGCATCTCAAAATGTTGGTGGTGCTGTTAGTGGTGGACTTGGATTAATTGGTGACGTTATGAAAATAATGAATAAACGTGATACTATGTCACCTCAAGCTCAAGGAAATTTAAATAGTGGTGATATTAATTATTCTATGCAAGAAACAACTTTTACATGTTATCAAATGAGTATAAAACAAGAATTTGCACAAATAATTGATAAATATTTTGATATGTTTGGTTATAAAGTAAATACTATTAAAGCACCTAATATAACAGGTCGTACTAATTGGAATTATGTAAAAACTATTGAGTGTAATTTTGAGGGTGACATACCACAACAATTTTTACAAATAATAAAAAGAATATTTAATAATGGAATTACTTTATGGCATAATCCAACAACTATGTTTGATTATACTCAAAGTAATACAATAGTTAGTTAAGAGGTGATAATATGAAAGGAATTAAAGAAAATGAACTTGCTTTATTAATTAATAATAGAACATATGCTGATTATTTTGATAGATTAAAATTACTTGCAATTTCATTATTTACTTGGGAAGGACTTGATGAAATTGCTGGTTATGGTGCTAGTCGTTTTATGGAATTAAATCTATTTGAATACGGTAAATCATGTTTTTATAAAGACGAAACTAAAGGATATATGGTATTACGTGCTAATCCTGATGATAAATTTAATATCTATATGTTACCTAATAAAATACTTGCATGGTCACTAGGTTATAGTAAAAAAGTTGATTTTGACGATTTAGTATATGTCATGAATAATGATTTATGTTTACCTACTTCACAAACTATTGAATTAATGTCATATAGACTTTTTGAAACTGAACGTACAATTGACGTCAACCTTATTGCACAAAAAACACCTATTTTAATTGAAGGTGATACAAAAACAATTCTTACTTTAAAAAATGTTTACATGCAATATAGTGGAAATACACCATTTATTTTTGGTAATAAACAATTTGATATTTCAAATAAATTAAATGTATTAAAAACTGATGCACCGTATTTAATTGATAAATTAGAACTACATAAACATGAAATTTGGAACGAAGCTTTAACCTATCTAGGAATTAATAATGCTAATACTGATAAAAAAGAAAGATTAATTACTAATGAAGTAGATAGTAATAACGATTTAATTAATTATTATTTAAATTGCTTTTATAAAACACGTAAAGAAGCATGTGATATGATCAACAAAAAATATGGACTTAAGATAAAAATTGAACTTAATAAAGAAGTATTAAAATTGATAAGTGAAAATAAAAGTGATATAATAAATATAGAAAAGATAGGTGATGATAATGGCTCATTATACAATAACAATTAAATCCTTAATTGATAATAATTTTGATTTTGGACTTAATGATTATCCTATTTTTAATGAAACATATCGTAATATATTAAATCAAAATATTTTAAATTATTATTATGAAAATGAAATTGGATTTGAAACTGCTGAATTATTTAAATTTTATCTTAATAACACAATGAAGTTAATAATGCCGAAATATAATATATTATATGAAAAACAAGAAACAGCTTTATTAAATATATTTGGAAATGTTGACTTGGCTGAAAATTCTAGTCGTTCTAATAGTAATAACATAAATACGACTTCTGCATCTATTAGTGATAATAAAAATTTATTTCAAGATACACCTCAAGGACAACTTGATTTTACTGCTTTAGAAAATCAAAATTGGGCTACTAATTATACTATGAATAAAACAGGTATAAATGATACCTCAAATAGTAGTGGAACTGCTAATGAAACTTTTGGACGTAGTATAAGAGGTAATAACGGAAATAAATATACTATTGATTTATTAAAAGATATAAAGAATAACTTAATGAATATTGATTTATTAATTATAAATGAATTAAATGATTTATTTATGGGAATATTTTAAGGAAGGTGATAAAAAATGAATAATCATATTGAAGTAATAAAAGCTAAAGAAAGTGGTGTCTTTACTAATTATATTTTTAAAGCTATACCACTTGCATTTGATGAAAGCATGTCATATTATGAAACATTATGTGCATTACTTGATTATTTAAAAAATACTGTTATAACAACATTAAATAATAATGCTGATGCTATAATTGAATTACAAAATAATGTTGATGAATTTGAAACTAATGTAAATAATACTGTGGAAGAATTAGAAAGTTTTATTAATAATTATTTTAATAATCTTGACGTACAACAAGAAATAAATAATAAACTTGATGAAATGGTAACTGACGGAACTTTTGAAGAATTAATACAAAATTATTTTAATACTAACATAACATGGACATATAATAATGTTGATGAAATGAAAAATAGTACAACTTTATTAAATGGTAATTTTGTTAGAACTAGTGGTTATTATACATATAATGATAATGGTGGATCATTATATAAAATAAGAGAAAAAACTAATGAAGATATAATTGATGATATGTTAATAATAGGGTTAAATAATGAAGAATTAATTGCTGAATTTATCCCTAATAATGATTATATTAACGTAATGCAATTAGGATTAGATATTACTGATAGTGAAACTAATATAACAACAAAATTAAATAATATATTAAATACCAATTTAAATTTAA